TGCCAGACGTAGCCCACGGTGGAGGTGAACAGGAGTTCCTCGCGCTGCGAGCTGCTATTGCGCCCGATGCCGAAACTGTTCGCATCCCAGCCGGTCCACACGGCGAACCGCTCGGTACCGGGCCCGTCCGTCACGTCCATGATGAGCACCATGTCGTGGATGGACCCGCTCCCGGTGGTGAGCGGCCAGAGCACCAGCAGGTTCCCGCTTCGGGTCTGGTAGAGCATGCCGTGCGTATACTTGATGCGCGACTTGTTCAGCGCATCCCACGTCGTCTTCAGCCGGCGCCCAGAGATGAGCGAGGACTCGTAGGTGATGAGGATGTCAGACGGTCGGATGAAGTGGACGCCCCGGTTGGTGAGGAAGTAGCCGCCGTTGCCCACCGCCACGTAGTTGTGCGCGCCCTCGATGCCGAACTCCGAGAGCTGGTTGTACCGGAACGGGGTGGTGGTATCGCCCGTGTAGAGGATGCGGCCCAGGCTGTTCTGGAGCCCGACGAACGCCGAGTCGCCCAGGTGGCCCAACTGCCAGATGAAGTCCCGGCCCTCCACCGCGCTCGAGGAGTCACCCAGGATGGCCGCCACGGTGAACGCGGCGGTCCACACCTCCGGGTCGCCCAGCCCCGTGTAGCGGATGGTGCGGGGCGCGGCGGCGTGGCCCGCGCCGAACACCCGGTTCCACTTCGCCAGCATGGTGTTGAAGATCGGCGGGCTGCCGCCCAGGGCCGCCGCGTTCCCCGACCCCGACCACTTCCACGGGTTGTCCGTCCCGTTGACCATCAGCGCGAGATCGTTGAAGTGCGTGAACGTCACCAGCTTGTCTTGCCCGGCGGTAATGGTGACCGCGCCCGTGATGTCGGTGGGCGCCGCGTCCTTCGCGTCCTTGTAGAGCTTGTTCCCAAACACCGCGATGGTGTCGAAGAGCGTGCCCTGGCTCCGCACCAACTGCCAGATGCCGGTGCCCGCCGCGCCTCCGTTGATGGCACTACTTTGTAGTCGCGTGGCGCCGAAGCGAGAGGAGAGAGCCTTGCCCTTCCAGTAGACGTTGCGGGCGATGCGCAACTCGTTCGCCTGGAGGGCGCCCGGCTGATCGTCCTCGTTCAGGCCGCCCGAGAAGTCGGCCATCGGCACGCGGATGCGAGTCTTCGGCACGCTTTAGGTCGCCTTCCCCGCTTAGGGGTACGTCGCCGGGTAGTGCGAGGGGAACGGCACGATGGAACGGCGCTGGCCCGGGAACGCCGACCCCAGCACCATGATCTGATCCATCCGGCGACGATCCTGCCCGATGGCTCGGGCGAGCGTACCCTGGTAGATGCCCCGGGCCCCCTCGCCCCCGTCCTGCGCATCCTCGCGGCTGGCCTGCATCTGCCACACCACCCACCAGATGATCGCCATGTCACAGAACTCGGGGAGTTGCGAGTTGTCGGCGTAACTGGAGAGCGTGTCCGGCCGCGCCACCCAGGTGAAGCTATAGGCGACGGAGGACGGCACGCGGTCAAAGGTCAGCGTCGGGTACTGGATGGAGTAGTAGTACGGCGTGCCCGAATTGTCCTGACCCGGGTCCATCTCATGCAGCCGCCGCAGCGTGACTGGCTCGAGCACGATGTTGCTAGTCGTGTCCACCAGCGAGATCTCGCGGCCGAAGGAGGCGAAGTTGCCCACCGAGAGATCCTTGGTGCGCGCACTCCCGGTGAATGTGTCCACCGTCGTCAGCGTGCTCCAGTCGTGCTCCTTGTAGATCTCCTGCTGGGCGTCGTTCACCGAATCCTTGATGATGCCGCCCCAGGTGTCCCCGGTCAGGGCCGCGAAGCCAGCTTGCGCCACCTGCGACTTGCCGAGCCGCATGAGCACGCGGTTGCACAACTGGAGGTAGTTGAGTTGCCCCGCAGCCATCTAGGCCGCCGTCGCGGATTCGCCCGCGTGCGCTTTCTTCTCGTGTCGGCCCTTGGTCATCTTGGCGGCGACGAGCGTCTTGCACTGGAACAACTTGCCGCAGTACTTGCAGTACGCCACCGGCTTCTGCGGGGCCATCGGGCTCGAGCCGACCGGCGGCAGCGGCGTGCGGTTCACGTCCACCGCCGGGCTGATCCAGCCACCCGGCGGCGGGATGAGCGCCGCCAACTCCACCGCCGCGTCTCGGCGATCCGGCGGCAGCATGCCGTTGCGTTTCGCCATCAGCTTGTGGAGATTCGCCGCTTCCTGCGCGGCGAACTCGGCGTCGATCACGTCCTGCGCGAGTCGCATCTACGCCTCCTTGATGTAGCCGTGCGCGCCGATGGTCATGACGACCCCCGCCGCGGACGGGGTATAGACCAGGCCGTTGTTCGCGGTGAGGGCGACGCCCAACTCGCCGAAGTCGAAGTTGATCGGCGTGGTGGAAGCGAGCGAGGCGACGGCCTTGAAGATCTCCACCGTGCCCGCGGTGTCCTCGATGTCGAACGTCTGGGCGGCGGCGGTGTTGATGGTGATTTGAAGCTTCTGCACCATCAGCACCCGACCGGCGCCCGGCGCGGCCTGTAGGGTCGTGGCGCCCGTCGCGGCGGCGATGTTGGAGGCAATGGCCCAGCGGGCCCGGCTCTCGGTGCTCATGCTAGATCTCCCAGACCCAGCCCCAGCCGGAGATGGTCAGGCCAGACCCGGCCGCGGATGGGACATAGCGCAAGGCTTCGTTGGTGGTGAGCGGGTGTCCCAGCGGGCCCGCGTCAATCGGCCAGGGGCCAATCGCGAGGGAGGCGGGCGCCTTGAACAGTTCGACGGTCCCCGACGTGTCTTCGATGTCAAAGGTCTGCACCGACGTCGTGGTCAGGCAGATAATCAACGACTGGATACGGAGGGCCTTCCCGGCGCCGGGCGCCGCGACGAGCGTGGTGGTCCCCGTCGCCGTGCTGATGTTGGCCACGAACTCGAACGTCTTGCTGAACCCGTGTGCGAAGGCCATTAGCGCGGCACCGCCTCGGCCGCCTTCGCCATGCGCGCGGCCAGATCTCGGAGCCCACTGATATGCGCCTGCATCTCGGATTCCTCCGCCGCCCACTCGGCCATCTTGGCTTGGTGCTTCTTCGACGCCACCCGCGCCTGATCCGACCACCCCTCCGCCACAGCCCGCTGCTTTGCGGAGTCTTCCTTGGCGTCGGCAATCATCTCGGCGCACCGGGCGGCGGTGGCGGTCTCCGCCGCAATCCGCTCCGCCGACAGCTTCTCGGAGAGCGTCTCCGTCTCCTTCACCACGCGGGCGAGATCCCCGCACGCCGTCTCGAGCGCCGCTTTCTGGTCGGCCAACTTGGTCTCGGCGAGCGCCAGCCCCGCCTCGAGGCGGATGGCGTCCTGGGCGATCTCGGTGATCTGGTGGACGGCCCGCGCCCACTGGGCCATCGGCCGCACCTCGGCGAGCAGATCGGCCCCCGTTCTCATCGGCGGCCCGCCAGCGTGACGATCAGGTCGGTGGTCTCGTCGGCGTCCCGCACCCGCACGTTCAGCAGGTAGGCTTGGATCGGGACGGCCACGAGATCCGCGATCCGAATGATGTCCAGCGTCACCGCAGAAACGCCGCTGTTGGACCCGCGCACCTCGACGACGGCCTCGCCGAAGGTGCCCTCCACCTGGAGCGTGGGGGTCGTGATCCGCATGAGCGGCTGCCAGCCCGAGTCGGGCTCCTTCGATGTCAGACGCGCCTGCCAGCGCATGGCCGGCGCGTTCGTATCCTCGACCAGTGTCCAGGTCACTCCGCATCCTCCACCATCCGGCGACGCAGCCAGAGAATCAGCCAGGCGCTAAAGCCGCTGCCGATGACCGCGGGCGGCGTGATGACCGGCACCGTCCCGCCCGGCGTGTAGTTCGCCATGTAGATCGCCCCGAACCAGCCGCCGCCCATTAGCCCACCATCGCGGCGTACTCGGCGAACCAGTCGGCCGCGCCGTCACAGTCGGTTGTCTCGTCAAACCACGGCCCGCCGAGAGTGAAGTGCAGGATCTTGGCCGCCGGGGTGTCGTCGTATTCCCCCACCAGCCAGTTCCACTCGAGCGGCAGCGTGGCGATCTGGTCGTCCGAGATCCAGCAGAAGCGGTGGAGGTCCAGCCCGCTCGCCACGTTCACGTACTCCGGGGTGAGCGCCCGGCACCGATCCGCCTGGAACACCATCAGGCTCGACCAGTTCTTCCGGGGATAGACCGACTGCGGCTGCTTGAGGAACTTCGTGGTCCCGGTCGGCGTGTAGTCATGCGGGCACACCGCCACCGCCCACGGGCCCGCCGCCGAGATCCGGTCCACCTCGTCCCACAGGCCGGCCACATCCGTCCGGCAGAGCATGTCGCTGTCGAGGTAGACGGCGATGCCCTCGTAGCCCGCCAGGTACGGCGTCAGGAACCGGCTGATGGAGAAGTCCGTGGACTCCATCGGCCCGCGAGGGCGGGTGAACGTCTTCGTCAGGGTCGGCCGCGCCAGCGGCAGGAACGACACCGGCACCGAGGCTCGCGTCAGGATGGAGTGCGTCAGGACGTGGTAGGCGGTCGCCTCCACCGGGTCATAGCCGATGACGAAGCGGAGGGGCGTCATGCCGCTTTAGCCTTCGGACCCACCACGACGTGGAGTTCCCGCCCGTGCTGCATCCGCATCATGCCGACCTGGAAGAACTTGCCGAGCTGCTTCCGCCACCACGTCTCGTTGCGGAGGATCAGGTGGGTGTTCCGGCCATCGGCCAGCGTCTTCTGAGAGGGCCGCGTGTCGATGGTGAAGTAGCCCACCAGGCGGACACAGCGCCGGAGATCGTCCAGCACGAACACCAGCTTGTCGGGCTCGATGTGCTCCAGCACGTCGGTGCAGACCACCAGATCCGCCGGCTTCGGCAGCTCCGTCTTGCCGGGAATGGCGGGGTCATACTCGGCGATGGCCCATGGGATGGCCGTCGCCAGCCGCCCCTTGCCGCAGCCATAGTCGAGGATGTTCTTCGTCTTCATCGCCTCGGCCAGCTTCAGCACCGTGGGCGCGTGGCGCTCGCCCCCCACGCCATACGCGGGGTTGACCTGATGGAGTTGCGAGTTCAGATCCCGGTACGTCGCGCTAATCAACTCGGGCTTGGCGAAGGCGAGCACCTGGCCGCTGGTCTTACCGGACGGCACGAAGTCCTCCGCCATCGCCTGCACCAGCCCCGTGCCGTAGAAGGTGGCGTGGACGTCGGGCATCTGGTTCAACTCGTGGAACGTGCCGCGGGCGCCCTCGAGGAACGCCGGGGTGGTCCGGTACTCCACGCCCTTGTAGGTCGTGACGCTGGCGTCCTTGGCCTGCATCGGGTGGGGCGCCGCATGCTTCCCCGTGGGCCCCTCGCACCCGTCCATGCCGAAGATGTGAAGGTCGGTGAACCCGAAGAAGCGCGCCATCGTCAGCGTGCGGAGCCCCACCGAGCACCCGCCTGTCACGGCCCATTCGCCCGGCGGCATCGTGCGGAGGCCGTCCGGGGAGGCGTCGAAGACGTGCCACACCTTGACGGTGGCGCCCGCGTTCAAGAGGTGATCGTAGTAGCGCGGGTGACAGGTGGTCGCCACCAGATACGTCACGTCCGGGTGGGGCGGGCCCAGGAGGTCGATCTTGTGGGGCCGCGGGTCCACCTCGACGTGCCACGTCGGGACGATGCCGCGCTCGAGCAGGAACTTGTGCGAGCCCGAGCACGTCATGCGGTACTGGAAGTCCGACACCTTCGGCCAGGTCTCGTTCAAACTGGGCCCGAAGGACACCAGCGCGATGGGCTCGTCCTTGAGTTCCTGCCCCGTTACGGTCGGCAGCCGCCGGGCGATCGCCGAGGCGACCTGGGAGTCCCGCAGCCAGAGCGGGATGCAGTAGGACACCTTGAGCGGCGCGTCGTGGGCCAGCGTCGGCATCAGTGCGTCT